GTATTTTGATGGGTTAATTTTTTGCAGCTTCTTCTATTTTCTTCATCACCTCTTCATACTCTTCTTTCACGTATAGCATTATCGGATCGCAGCATAAGCCTTGCTTTACAAGTGTAAAATGGTCGTAATCTTTCAATTCTGGCAAAAATCTAAATGCTCTTTCTCGATAGTGTTTATTCTTGCCACGGAAGTAATTGTTTCGAGGCTTATGGAATAGATATTATTCCTTATTGTGGTTAAGGTTATGAATTTTTTCATGATATCTAGTTTTAATTCGTTATATATTTGACTTTTTTGTTTGGAATTAAAGTTGCAAACTTATTCATGAAATCCCAAGAAAGTCTGTATGGACTCCCTTTCATGCCTTGGTAAGATGTTTTGTTCCATGATGATTTTCCAGTTACGCCACCAATCGTAATTTCTACATTCATAATGAATTTTCCAGTTATTCTAATCATGATCGTATCTGATTTTTCAGAAATAACAAACATTAGTTTGTTATCTGTAGATTCAACTCCGTGTGTGCCTGTTGTAATGAAATATGCGGAACTATCAATCTTTTCAGGTTCAATTCCTTCTAATAGTAATACTTTTACGATTTCGTTTAATGCCTCTTTGGGAGTTTTGTAACTTGTTACGAGTTCAATTGTATTTGTTTTCTTAGGTATTTCTATTTTTTTGTTTTTCTTATTTTGACAAAATCCAGAACACGCAACTAATGTCACGATGCATAAAATTAATAGTTTTTTCATAATCTCCCTGTTTTGGTTTGTTATTGAGTATTTTCTTCTTCCGATAATCTCTTTGCGTATCTTTCTTGAAATGTTTGAGACCATTGTTTTAGTGTGATCGTTTCTTCAAGAGACGATTTATTTGCAATGGGCAAATCTACTTTCTCGTATTCGAACCCGCATAAAGCTAACATTTCGATGATTCCGTTTTCGTTTAGGATAATAGCATTTTTCCCTTTGCTGATATTTTCGTTCATTTTCTCAATTTTCTTATCCCCAGCCTGTAAACCTGCTATCAGAATATTAGTTGCGCTAGACACGTGTTCACTAACTATTGCGCCGAGTAATTCAAGTAGATCACGCAACCGTTCTCGATCCGACCATGAAATGAAATGTCCTGATAATGCAATCCTTTTTTTAATAAACGGGTTATCCTCATTATCGAACCGGGAATCTATTGTTACTTTTTTGTTATACACTGCGTATTCGCTTGTGCTCTTCATGGATGATTCGTCACTAAGATCAACGATGTTGTATTCAATTCCGCATTGAGATAACATCTCTATAATCTCATTTTCATTTAAAATAATCGCATCTTTCCCGTTGGCTATATTTTCCTTCATTTTATTCAATTTGGTATCTCCGGGGAATATACCTTTAATGAGGATGTTTGTAGCTCCAGACACGGAACTACTGACCCTTGCGCCAAGTGTTTTCATGAGTTCATGTAAGTCGTCTCTACGTGACCAAGAAATAAATTCACCCGTGAGTACAACTCTTTTCCCCTGAAATGGATTATTCTCATTGTCATACTTGGGATCAATAGGCTTTTGCTCTTTCTTGGTATGACTATTTTGTCGAGGAGCACTTTCATCTTTAGTATTGTTATGCCGCAAGTATATTTCAGCGCAAGCAAGAGCGTCAGAAAGAGGATCGTGATGTGTTAACGGTATTTGAAACTCTTCGCATATTATTTTTAACGATCTCCGGTCTATATCCATTGTATCAACCCATGTTATATTTAAGTCTTCTTGAATATTATATAACTGCATGGCATTATTTAAACAATGAAATTCTACGCTTTTTGCGTTATGTGCGACAATGGTCTTGTTTTTTAACCTGCGTTGAATCTCCGGGTATATTTCTGGGAACGTAGGTGCGGCTATCGTTTTGTCCGGGGTAACTCCATGTATAGATATACACATATTCGAGTATTCATTTCGGGGCGGTTGTATTAGGGAGAAATATTTTTCCATAATAATTCCATTAATGACGGTTACGATACCAACGGAACAAATGGAATGTCTTTCTTTGGTTGCTGTTTCAAAATCAATAGCAACGTAATTTAAAGTATCCATGCTAAAGAATTTTTATCGTGCGTTGAAAAGCTGTTAATAGCATTGATAGATGTCCTAATTCTTCATGAGAACATTTGTCAATATCTCTTCTTTGTATTAGATATTGATTGAAGCTTTGGAATTCTGGATGTGAACATTCGCTTTTAATGTGGTCAATGATTGTTGGGCGTATTCCTAGGTATTTTGATGATTCCTCGTCACCAATTTTTTCGATCATATTTTTTATTGTAACCATCCACGAAGCAACTGAATCAATATAAAATTGTCCCGCTTTTGATACTCGTTTGAGTTCTTTTTGCATTAACGATTTTATCTTTTCTAGGGAAGGATTAGGTTTGATTAATAATTCATATTCGATTTCTTTTTTAGAATCTCCTTTCCAAGGTTTTTCATTTTCAGATAAAAATCTGTACGCTAAAGAATACGAGTATATTTCAATCTGTTCTTGAGTCATTTTATTTTAATTTTGCCGATCCTATAAATTGTTATGCCCACCTACTAATACTTGCTACCGCCACGACTAACGCCCAATCGTGAATATCTACTATTGGGTAGTTGAATGGTTTAAAGCCTTCCTCCTTATTAAAAGATTCCAGTAACACGTATCCTTCTCGATCTGATTCTTGCACGATCTTAACCATAACGCCCTCGGAAGTCGCTAAAGCATAAACTTCGCCGTACCGGACAACACCGGAACGGCATTTTATACACCCAATGTAGTCACCTTCTTTTACACTACGATCCGGGCATTCACGATTTATCATGCTTCGTCCTTTAGCTCGAATCGTGAAGTCAGCTCCTTCCATTCCCGGGATATTGTAAACCGGACATTCCTTTCTCATCACTGCAATATCAAAGCCTTGACCGGGACCGCAATACGCTTCGACGGAATCAATATGAGGAATGCCTACATTTGTATTCTCCACGTGCGGGATGCCTATATCTTCTTTTTTCAGCATTTCACCTTCGCCTGTGAGAAGCCATCCCATGTTTAATTCCGGAAAGTTATGAGAAATATTCTTGATTTTTTCGGGTTGAATTGATTTTCGGATATTCCCCACATACCCTGTACTTAGATTACATGTCTAATAAATTCCAAAAGTCTCTCTTTTACAGTTGTTTCCATATCTTATAAATATTATCTATGAGAATATCTCATAACTAATTTTGAAATTAAGAGCAATGCTCATATATTTGCATCATCAAAAACAATAAACACAACATCATCAAAATTGATAGTATTTGCGATGATTTGCAAACGTAATAATTTAAATTTAAAAAATGCAATAATTATGAATGAAATTGTAGTGAGACACGGAGATGTAACAAGGTTAGCAAAAATTTGCGGATGTTCAATACAATCCGTTCGTTTTGCTTTGAAAGGTAGGCTAGAAAGTGCTCTAGCGACGAAGATTAGAAAAGAAGCCATAGCCATAGGAGGGGTAGAAATGTCGGAAAGGCGTTTAGTTCGAATCGTTAAATAAATGACAAGTTATGGGACGCACGAGAAAAGTAGGTGAGATCGTAAAGGTTGAAAAAAAGTGGTTATCTACGGCAGAAACAAAGAGATACCTCGATTGTGGGGAAGATTTTCTATACAATTTGCGGGATACAGCCGCGATAAGTTCCACGAAGATAAACGGTAAATACTTCTACGAATTGTCTAGTATCGAACGGCTTCTTGAAAAAAATAAAGTAAAAGCTATAAAATGATAATAACACCAGTAGCAACAAGCGAGGGCGTGAAAATATACATGACACGCTTTCATGGACACGTGATACACTTGTATTGCCATCCTGACGGTGAAATCTATTTTGGCTCGAATGACATTCGTGTCATGAATCAATTCGAGCGTAGTGACGAATTTAAAACAGTAATGAAAAAATTAAATAATAATTATCATGACGAAAGACAGTGTAAGGTATAATGTAGTATCGATAAAAGGTCTATTGGATGCGATAGACACCTCGGAAATGATAGACAAGACAAACATAATCGCGGATTGTGCTCCCGGGAACGTAGACATGGATGATGTTAACGTGCTTTGCAGGTGCATCATTCAACTCATGGGATTACTTAATTGCATGAATTACGAGGTTGACAGCTTCCTTAAAAGGCTTGAATCAGAAGACATCGAGAAATAACCCAACGAGTAAATTATTTTGACTATGAAAAAAGTACAATTGGCAATAACTAGAGAAGAGGCGGAATTTATTTTGGATTGCTTGTATTCTGCCAAAAACGAGAGTGTTGAATTGATGGATTACAACCAGAAGAAAATCAATGAAGTATCTTCCGGGGAGACAATTGATTTATACCGGATAAAAAAGTTATGCGAGAACGGTATCGAGGAACAAAAGAACCTTGAAATTGCCGGGAAGATTGAAAGTAAGATTAAAAAGCTTTTCCCTCCATGTCCTTTCTGAAAAAACTGAATCAACCGAGAGATAATCTAATGTACTTGTGTTGGTATGTTAGGTTGCGGATAATGGGATATTCAAGGAATGTTACCCGGATCGCTTTAAAAGGTAAGGGTGGTCGGTTTTATAAAAAGTAAAATGGAAGTGAATAGAAAATCATTCGTGTTTTATAAAGATTGGATGGAAGCAATAAGGGACTTGCCGGATGACATCAGGCTGGAAATTTACGAGAGCATAATAGTGTATGCAACGACGGGAAATATTCAGGGGTTGAAGCCTATGGCTAAGGTTGCTTTCAACTTTATAAAAACGGACTTAGACAGGGATGCTGAAAAGTATATGTCTACGACAGAGAGGAATAGGATCAACGGGACAAAGGGAGGTAGACCAAGAAAGGAAACCCACGAGAACCCAAAAAACCCAAGTGGTTTTTATGAAACCCACGAGAACCCAAAAAAACATGATAATGATAATGTAAATGATAATGATAATGTAAATGATAATAATCCCCCTATAATCCCCCTTGGGGATGCCGAGAGTGATTTTGAATCTTTCCGGAAAGAGTACCCGGGTAAAAAACGAGGGCTAAAGACGGAGTTCGAGAATTTCAAGAAGAAACACAAGGATTGGCAGAATGTTATTCCCGTGTTACTTCCGGCTCTTCTGGCACAAATTGAAGAAAGAAACGCTTTGCTGTCCGCCGGAAAATTTGCCCCGGAGTACGCGAACTTGTCAACGTGGATAAATCAACGACGATGGGAGTACGAGACCGCGAACGTCAAGGAGACGATTTTAGGCGATGGAGAGTTCGTTCAAGACGGGAAACGATATTACGGTGATCCGAGAGGTACAAAAATACCGGTTCCGGATGATGCCACACCAAGACCGTCAGCGTTTCATGGGTGGAGTAAAGAATTTAATGATTGGGTGATGTTATGAATTTCAGTGATCTAGGCATAGAAATACCAAATGGGAAAAGTGGGAACTTGAAAACCTATTGCCCCAAGTGTCGTGGTTCAAGATCGAATAAACGAGATCGAAGTTTATCCGTGAACGTGGCGGAGGGGGTATTCCATTGCCATTACTGCGGTTGGTCGGGAAGTATTCACGAGAAGGAAGATTACAAGATGGAACAAAGCTATATTAGACCGAGATACGATAACGTCACGAGCCTGTCGGACAAGGTGGTAAAGTATTTCGAGGGGCGCAAGATCACGCAAAGCACGCTAAAGGATATGAAAATTTCCGAGGGAATGGAGTTCATGCCCCAAAAGGGGAAAAAGTGCAACACGATCCAGTTTAATTATTTTGAAAACGGTGAGCTTGTAAATATCAAGTACCGTACTGCCACGAAAGATTTCAAGCTGTGTCAAGGTGCGGAACTCATACCGTACAACATCGATGCCATCAAGGACTCGACAGAGTGCGTTATAACCGAGGGAGAATTTGACGCGTTAAGCTATATCACTTGCGGGTACAAATTCGCCGTTAGCGTGCCGAATGGAGCAAACGCCAACTTGTCGTATCTCGATCGGTTCATAGATTCGCATTTCGAGAACAAGGAAACGATTTATATCGCTTCTGATTCCGACAAAAAAGGGTTAATACTCCGTGCAGAATTAATCAGGCGATTTGGCTCGGAAAGATGTAAAATTGTCGAGTACGGTGATGGTTGTAAGGACGCCAACGAACATCTGATCAAATTCGGTTCCGTGTCCCTCGTGAAGACTCTAACCGATGCGAAGGAAATAAAAATCGATGGCGTGTTCACCGTGTCGGATTTTGAGAGTGATTTGGATATGCTATTCGAGAGAGGGATGCAAAAGGGGACTCTGATCGGTCACGAGAATTTTGACAAGTATTGCAGTTTTGAGACCAATCGGCTCTGTGTAGTGACCGGTATTCCCGGGAGCGGTAAATCTGAATTTATAGACGAGATCGCTGAAAGATTGAATGTCTTTCACGGGTGGAAATTTGCTTTTTTCTCCCCGGAGAACGCACCCTTGCAGTATCACGCCAGCAAGATTATATCGAAGATAACCGGAAGACAGTTTGACAAACAACATTTATCTACTCCTGCTTATCGGCATGTAAAGCGATACATGGAGGATAATTTTTTCTTCATGGGAGGTGATAATTTCTCGCTAGATTCTATCTTGGAACGAGCTAGATATTTAGTCCGGAGACGTGGAATAAAATGTCTTGTTATTGACCCGTGGAACCGGGTGGAGAGTGATATTTCTAACGGGATGAGTGAAACAAACCACATCTCAAAGCAGCTTGATAAGATGACTATTTTCGCTCAAAAACATGATGTTTTGGTTATCCTTATGGCTCATCCAACGAAGATGAAGAAAACAGCCACCGGGGAGTTCGAGGTACCGACGTTATACGACATTAATGGGTCAGCTAATTTCTACAATAAAGCTGATTACGGGTTGACGGTACACAGGAACAAGTCTAACGGTGTTGTGGACGTGTATATCCAAAAAGTGAAGTTCAGACATCTCGGGGAGCCGGGTGTAGCGAAGTTTAAATATAATATCAATAACGGTCGATATTCCCCTTTCGATTTGTTGGATCAAACTAATGTTAAATGGGATAATACGAATCATTTAGAACAAAAAGAAGAAGAGCGGCAGCCCGTAATATTTGATAATTCAGATTTCGAGCCAGCGCCGTTTTAACAATTAAAATTAAAAACTATGGTAAAAACAAGTGATAGAATAGGAAAACCGTTCGTGGTTATAATGGAGGGAGTGAAAATGCTTGTAACAGCAGTAAAAATAGAAAACTCGTTATCATCTCCATGTGCTTCATGTGTCCTTCGGGGATTCAGGATAATTGGATCGAGTCAACACCCGCGTAACTGTCAGCGCATCGCACCCTCTTGCATGGCACATAAGCGAAAGGATAACAATAGTATTGTATACAAGAAGATAGATCATGCCAACAAAACCTAAACCACAAAAGCGTCCGTGGGTACCGGAACGAGTGCCTAACGACAAGATGCAATGCCGGGTTAAAAGTACCCCGGAGTATCACACGTCCCGGTGGACGAAAGAAAGCCGAGCGTTTAGGATGAAATACCCGCTTTGTAAGATTTGCGAGAGTAGGGGAATTATACAGGAGTCCGAGGTGGTTGATCATATTATTCCCGTTCCTATTTGTAAGGATTTTTGGGATAAAACTAACTGGCAAGCCTTGTGTAGCAAGTGCAATATCGAAAAAGGTAACCGAGATAAAATATTAATAAATGGAAGAAATCGTGATGCAAATAATCGCTAAAATACAACAAAACAAGGTGGAGTGCGATGTTGTACCGACACACGTGTTGTATTACAAGGATTTACTCCCGAAAGTTAGGGAGGGAGTCTTGGTTGCTATCGAGAACCTCGTGTCATCCGGCAAGTTGACAATGGTAAACACTATAAACGACACGGCTTATGATCTCGGTGATTGAATTGATAAATCCGTCCGGGCAAAAAAAAAAGATGCCAACGAGCGAGTATATTGAATTACTGGGGAAATACTTGAAAACGAAGGCTTTTGCCGAATGGAGTAACAAGAGAAATATTTCCGGAACGTTCAAGGTGGGGAAAGAAGAGAGAACGAGTGTTTCGGCAATAGAGATGTTTTTAAAGGATGCAGGATATAAAATTAACATGATAAACAAGTAAATATGAGAAGTAATCTTTCAGTTGTTTATAACAGGCACGAGATCATGAGCGTGCATCGTAATGACAAGACAGTATTAACCCTCTTGGTGGACTTTATCCGGGAGTACATGGCTAAAAGTCATCGTCCGGATCATTACAAAAGGATGTATTTAATCGCGGCAAATCATTTGTCTGCCTTCGGAAAGTACATCGGAAAGACAATCTACACGAATACCTTGAATGATGAAGGATTGCAAGAATTCGTTCACTTCCTTCAAGAGCAACAAAATTTGATGTCGTCAACTGTCAAGGGAATGATTGAGCGGGTTAAGGCGATGTTACAAAGAGCATATAACGGAGGTTATCCGGTTGATCCCACTTTCCGTGATTTTATTTATCGTGATGACGAGATAAACACGATATTCCTGTCGATGACGGACATCGCCCGGTTGTATTATTTCAGGGGATTGAAAAAGAATCAAGAGATCGTGAGAGATTATTTTATCATTGGGTGTATGACTGCGTTACGTTATTCTGATTATTCTCGTTTGACAAAGGATAATTTTTTTGAAGGAAAAATTTCAATTCGCACAAAAAAAACAAAAGCTCCCGTTGTTGTCCCGGTTCATAAATTTGTTAGGGAGATCATGGAAAAATACAACTGGGAGTTGCCGAAGGCAAAGAGCATACAGTACTTCAACAAGGTTATAAAGGAAATTTGTAAAAAAGTTGGTTTCACGGAGTTGATACCTTACGAAAGGCGTAAAGGGTTGTATTTCACGACAACCATGCGTCCGAAATACGAGTTGATATCTTCACACACGGCTCGTCGATCAGCGGCAACAAATATGTTCCTTTCAGGAATCCCTACATTACGCATAATGAAGATCACGGCTCACAGGAGTGAACAGATATTTTACAAGTACATAAAAATTAGCAATGAAGAGAATGCGATCACGCTCTCCGCACATCAGTTTTTTAATTAATCTTAAACAATATGAACCATGGAAGAGAGAACAATGTATATAATAACCAATGTGTGTGGGGATATGATGCTTGGAACTGAATGTTATATGAAATCTCTATGCATCGAGCGATTTGTAAAGAAATCACGATACACGTGGAAGCAATGGTATCGACAAGGAGCACGTTGCAAGAAAGTTAAAGTTACTTACGAATTTATTTAATAACAATACGAAGCAATGGAAGAACACGTGAAACGTAGTATAGAGCTTATTTGTAACCTTGAAACGGATAAAACATATAACCTTGGTTTCTCCGGCGGGAAGGATAGTGTTGTTCTTCTCGATATAGCGAAGAAATCCGGTGTAAAATTCGAGGCTGTTTACTCCAACACAACAATAGATCCTCCCGGAACAATCCCGTTTATTCGGGAGAATTACCCGGAGGTGAAAATTGTTACCCCTAAAGAATCGTTTCTCCAACTGGTGGCAAGGAAAGGATTTCCTTCCAGACAACGGCGTTTTTGTTGCGAGATTCTAAAAGAGAGCTATGGAATCGGAAAACGAAGTTTAGAAGGTATGCGTCGGGATGAATCCAACACCCGGGTAGGATATGAACCGGAGCAATGTGACAGCAGGAAGAGTATGAAAGGGGCTTGCCATGTTTTGCCCTTGGTTTTTTGGACGGAAAAACAAGTTTGGGAGTATATTCACAAGCATCACCTTCCTTACATGAAGTATTATGATCCTCCTTATAATTTCACCCGTCATGGTTGTGTGGGTTGCCCTCTCTCGACGAAATCGCAGATGAGACTTGAATTTAAGACATTTCCACGCTATGCGATCAATATCATGAAAGCGATCAAGAAGTATATGGATACCCACCCAAACACTTTCTACGGGAAGAATTTTGATGACGAGTATGAGGCGTTTTATTACTACATAAATGAATTGACGTTACAGGATTTCAAGTTCATGAAAACGGCTTCGATGTTCAAGAATGACTTTAAAAGTATGGTAATGGATTATTTGGGAATTTGATTCAATTAGATAGCATGGCGAAACGAGAGATATACACGAAGATAGTAACCTGCCCCCATTGCGGGGGTGAAGGTTGCACGAAAAAATGGAATGATCGAGAGCGTGAATACGATAGTGTGACATGCTCCGCATGTGGAGGAGTGAGAGTATTAAGGAAGATTGTAAGGATAGAATACGAGAAGGTTGGAAATGAAGTCGATAAACGAGATAATTAGCGAATTTTTAAGCTATCAGGATGTGAATGATTTGAGTCGTAAGGAGTACAAGTCAGTCATTAACTATTTCACTCGTTGGGTAGTTATAAATGGGCTTGATTTCTATCGTTTAAAAAAATCTGATATTCTCCGGTACAAGTCAGACATGTTGCACGGGAAACTATCCGTGTACACGATCGGGTTGTATCTCACGGTAGTTCGGAAATTATTTGATTTTCTTTGCCAAGAAGGATATTATGAGGATAACATAGCGTTAGGTATAAAATCGCCGAAGAAAGATAGGGAGTACAGGAAAGGATACTTGTCAACTGAACAAGTGAAACAATTACTCGGGATTATTAACAGGGACACGATCGTGGGTAAAAGGGATTACGCTATCGTGTCCCTAATGGTGCGTACTGGTGTCAGGCGTGTTGAAGTCTGCCGGATGAAAGTCGGGGATATAACGAACGGTGAACGCACGTTGATTCGTTTACAACGCAAGGGGAAGGTCGATAAGAGTTGTAGTATCGGGGTAACAGATAAAGTCTTGGATGTTATACATGATTATCTTGTTTGTCGCGACGACATGAACGAGGATAGCCCGTTATTCATTACACACAAGAAAGGTTACGCGAGTCAAGGTGTTAGTGATTTCATGATCTCACGAATGATCAAGAGATACTTGTGTATGATTAGTTTGAATGATAAACATTACACGTGTCATTCCCTTCGGCATACAGCCGCTATCTTGTCATTGAAAGCCGGGGCGAGTATATACGACGTGCAACAGATGCTAGGACACACGAGCATAGAAACGACACGGGTTTATTTAAGAGCGATAGACGCCGAGAAACGAGAGGATAACGCTGCAATACGTCGCTTGGATGAATTGTTCTAAGAAACAATAAAAACGATAAGATAAGTCGTTATTCACGTTGAAAAATAGTCAATGGTAATTAAAGATATAATTTTATGTACATTTAATATTTGTTAAAATGAAAAAATTTATAGAGAAAATCTATTTGATTGTATCAGTTAGTAACTCGTTCAAGGGTAGGGGGGTAAAAAACTTTTTAGGTTCATTTGCTAAGACCCCATTCAACCCTTTTACACGCACGTGCAAAATCGAGAGTTTTCAAGAGAGGGGGTAACATGGCAGGAAGAAAACCAATATCGAACGAACTTAAAGTTTTGAAGGGAACAAATCAGCCTTGCCGGATGAGGGATGAGGTGAGGTACGAGAGAATAACAAAAATCCCCAATCCCCCGAAATACTTCAATAACCACTCGAAAAGGATATACAAGATCACGGCACAAGAACTGGCAAAGAAGGGAATCCTTGACGTGGTAAATATAAACGCCGTGATAATGTATGCCGGGGAAATGGGAAAATACATGGAGGCACAAGAAATACTGGCAGAGGAAGGTCGAATATTGACGGAGATCACGAAGTTTGGCGAAAAGAAATACCGAAACCCTCTTGACAAGATGTCGAGCGAGTACTACGCCAATGCCATCCGGTTAGCTTGTGAGTTAGGTGTTACTCCTGCTTCGGCAAGCAAGGTAAAGGAAAAACCGAGGGAAGAAAAAGACGAATTTGATAATATAAACGCGATGTGATCATGAACAGGGGAAAAGAGTATATAAAGAAGATGCAGCAATATATCGCTGACGTGCTTTCCGGCGAACGGAACGCGGGAGTACTAGAGAAGTTAGCCATTCAACGCCATTTAGATGATTTAAAATTTTCGGTAGAACGAGGAATCTATTGGGACGAGAAAGCGGCTATGAAGGCGTTATCTTTCTTCACCTTGTTGCGGCACTATCAAGGAGAATGGGCGGGTAAGGAATTGATCTTGGAGGGATGGCAATGTTTTATTGTAGCTTCCCTTTTCGGTTGGAAAAAAGTCGGGGGAGTGAGAAGATTTAATACCGCTTACGTTGAGGTAAGCCGGAAAAACGGTAAAACCTTGTTGGCGGCTGGTATCGGGTTATATCTTCTTTACTTGGATGACGAGCAAGGGGCGCAGATATATAGTGCAGCAGTAGACAAGGATCAGGCGAAGGTGTGTTGGGAGGCTGCCGTGGCGATGATCGAGCAGTCGGCACCGCTCATGAAACGAACGATGTTAAGCAAGAAAGCGATAGCGGTAGAGAGTTCCCGGTCTACTTTTAAACCGTTATCCAAGGACACGAAAAATAAAGATGGATTCAACCCTCACGGGGCGATTATCGACGAGTTACACAAGTGGACTACCTTAGAAATCTACGACGTGATTCGCTCGGGTATGGGTGCAAGGCGGCAGCCGCTTATCTTTATAATCACAACGGCGGGGTTGAATCTTTCTCTCCCCTGTTATGGTGTTCGTAAGGTAAATACCGAAATACTGAAAGGTGACAAGATTCAGTTGGATAGGTTTATAATGATCTTCTCGATGGACGAGGGGGATGACTGGAAGGATTCGAGCAAGTGGGGTAAGGCAATCCCGAATTTAGGCGTGTCGGTAAAACCGGAGTTCATGCAAGGTGAATTTACAGCAGTGCTAAACGATCCATCTAAGGAACTGGAATTTAAAACGAAGAACTTGAATCTATGGGTGGATGCCCCAACCGTATGGATTCCGGATGACGTGATTCAAGCGAATAATTTCGGGACGAGAGACGAGGATTTGAAGGGTAAGGAGTGTTACGCCGGGTTGGATTTGGCGAGCACGGACGACATAACGGCTTTGGCGTTGTTCTTCCCGATGTTAGAACATCCTGTTTTGCGCTTGTTTTTCTGGGTTCCGGAGGCGAAAGTGAAGCAAAAAGCCGATCGGGTGGATTACAGGTTGTGGGTACAACAAGGATTTATCACGGTAACAGAGGGTGATGTGGTAGATACTGACTATTTAAGCAAGGATATAGAGCGAATATTTCACCTTTACCGGGTGAAAAACTTGACCTATGACCCGTGGATGTCAACGAACGGGACAATCCAGTATCTTGAAAAAGTGGGATTTTACAATATTCTTGACCCGATAGCCCAAACGATAACGTACCTCTCGGAGCCAACGAAAGACTTACAAAAAAGATTACTCCGGCGTGAACTGGATTTGATGAATAACCCGGTGTTGCGTTGGATGTTCCGGAACGTGGCAATATACACCGATCCGAACATGAACATACGCTTGAACAAGGCGAAATCGACAGAAAAGATAGACGGTTGTGCCGCTTCCGTGAACGCTATTGCCGGGTATATATCCAAGACTGTGAACACCAAGGTTGCATACGGGGGAGGGCGTGAATTAAAAGTATTATGATGGATAAAATACCCGACAGCGTTTTGAAATTAATGACTAAAGAGGGTTTCATGGAACTGTTTTGGTCGAAAGTAACTTCCGGAATGACCTATCGCAAGGCATACGAGGAGGTCGAGAATGAACATTTTAGCGTTTTTCAGAAACGAAGATACGCTAGTTTCGATAGTTTTGAGGTTGTTTTGTATCGAAAAAAGAATCGCTAGTATGAAATTTGTAAAAACACTATATCATAATACACTGAAAGTAAGTTTATTGTAAATTGGTTTATAGAATTAATATAAAATACCTAACAGTGTTAGGTTGATTCGCTTGCATAATTCGAGGAAATTTGTAGAAAAAAGAAGAGCTATGAATTTCCTCGATCGTGCATTAAATAAAATCGGTTACGCGAGAAGCGTGGATGTCGAACAAAAAGGTTCGGCAAAGGAAGCCGCTTCGACAATAATTCCAAGCGTGAGAGTGAATAATGACACGGCTTTGAAATTTACCGCTGTTTTTTCCGCTATACGATTGAGAAGCGAAAATATAGCATCCTTGCCGAAACGTGTGTTCAAGGAAACGAGTAACGGGAAGGTTGCAGACTTGAAACACCCGGCTAGTATCGTGATGCGGGAACGTCCGAACGGTTACATGAATGTCTTCACGTTTTGGGAATACCTGAATGCTTGTCTTGACGGGTGGGGCAACGCTTACGCTTTGATCGAAACGGATGGGCATGGCTACCCGATAGCTTTGCACCCGTTACACCCGAGAGACGTGAGTGTAACATTTAAAGACCGGGAGAAATATTTTAAAGTTTCCGCCACGGGTTTCTCCGGGACGTATGTTGATGGTGAAATTTGTCATTTTTTTTCGTTGTCTAACGACGGGATTTCCGGGATAAATCCAATTTCCTACAATGCTGATGCCATTGGTCTTGGAATTTCGGCGACTCAATTCGGGAAAGATTTTTTCGAGAGCGGGGGGAATATCAAGGCAGTAATGGAGTCGGATAAAGCCGTGGATCAGGAAGTTTTTGAGCGGTTGAAAACACAAGTAAGGAGTAATCATGGAACTCCTATCTTGGAAGACGGGATAAAATACAAAACAGTAGGAATCGCTCCCGAAGCAGCGCAAATGTTGCAAACGAAGTTATTCTCTATACAGGATATTTCCCGTATATTTAACATTCCCCCGCACATGCTTGCCGATTTATCCCATGCCAATTACTCGACCGTTGAACAACAAAATATTCTTTTCGGGCAATATTCCATGCGCCCAACGGTAAAGCTGTACGAGGTTGAGTTAGAGCGCAAATTGTTTCTTGACACGGAAGATTATAGCGTGAAATTCGATTTAAAGGGACTGATGCGGGGTGATTCGCAGGCTAGAGCTAATTATTACAATATGATGTTATCTACCGGATCGATGAGTCGAAACGAGGTAAGAGTTGAGGAAGGATTAGAAAGAGTTAAAGGACTTGACGAGTTCCTCGTGGCGTTAAACATGGGTAAGAACGATGGAAAAACAAAACAATAATAAGACTATGAAGCAAAGTATTTACGATAGAATGGCGATCCGGGCGGCGATACCGGCAGACGTGGAAGAAACTCGGACGTTGGAATTTATGGCGAGTGATAACACGCGAGATTCTTACGGGACAGTGCTACCCGTGGATAAATGGGATTTGGACAGGTTTAATAAAAACGGTCTGGTGACATACCAGCACAGGGTGTATAGTGATGATCCGGATTCGGTGATAGGTAAAGCGGAGGCGAGGGTTGAGAAAAAGAAACTGATCGTCCGGATAACTTTCGAGTCTGCCGACTTGAATCCCCGTGCAGAAAAAATCTTTCGGAAACTACTAGCCGGTACATTGAACGGTGTTAGCGTTTCGTTCTCTCCCACGAGTAGAAGTGTCGGACACTGGGGAGAGGGTAAAGAATCCAGAGATGGGGAGAACCCGACGTTCTATTTTGACGGGCAGGAGTTACTGGAGGTTGCCGTGGTTACATTACCAAGCAACAAGAACGCAACCCGGAGAAGTTTTGAAACCGACATCGTGCGAACAATTCACGACGCCTTGGACGGGAAACGGACTTATTCCGAGATCGAGGCGATGACGATCGGGGAAGCAATGAGGCTCATGGGGGTAGCCCCGGAAGAGCAACAAGATGACGAAGAGGGTGAATCCCGTGATGGGGATGACGATAATACTTCTGCTATCGAGGTAGCGAGAGCGATGTGTAATTTATAATCTATAAAGAATGAAAAAAGAAGACGAAATCAAGCGGGAATTGTCGACCGCTATCGAGAATTACGACAACCTCGTGAAAGAGGGAAAAATGGAAGAAGCACGACAAGCCTCGACGAAAGTCAAGGAGTTGTATGACGATCTAAATGCCGTTCGGATTGCGGAGGCTGCCCGGAAAGAAACAGCGGCAAAGAGCATGACCGAGAAAGAGAAAAAGGAAATAGACCGTTTCTCGTTTCGCAAGTTCATGCACGAGGCATCGAGAAAAGAGTTATCCGGTTTCGAGGCAGAGATGGCAGCAGAAGCGAAGAAAGAGGCGAGAGAGTTCGGTATGTCCGTGGGTGATTTCGGTATCCCTTACGTGGTATTGGTTGGGAAACGTGCCAATGCCGGGCAAAATGTTACAACCCCGGCAGACGGGGGCTTGTTGGTGCAGGACGAGGGAATGAGTTACGTTGAAATGTTGCGTAACAAGTTAATCTTGGATCAAGTTGGGGCAACCATGTTGACGGGATTAACCGGGAACGTTCCGATCGTGTACGGGACGAAATTTCAAGGCGAGTGGTTGGAAGAAGGTGCGAAATCCAATATCGAGAAATTGAAATTTACTGGCGCCACGATGAAACCCAAGCGATTGAGTATTCAAGGTGTTTACTCTAACCAACTTCTGACACAGGCGTCTCTTGACGTTGAAGCCCTTGTAATGAAAGAACTCGTGGATGCCCATGCCGAGAATTTGAACTCCGCCGCGATAAATGGTTCCGGAACCGGGGCAGAGCCGATCGGGTTATTGAATATTGCCGGGATCGGCAGTGTCGTTGGTGGCGAAAACGGTAAGGCGATTGATTGGGAAATGATTGTCGCTCTTGAAACAGCTGTTGCCATTAAGAACGCGGACATTGGTTCGTTGGCTTACTTGACGAACACGAAAGTACGCGGGGCAATGAAGACGAAAGAAAAAAGCGTTGGTACCGCTCGCTACCTGATGGAAGGTAACACCGTGAACGGGTACAAGACCGTGATCTCGAATCTTGTCCCGGGTGATTTGAGCAAGGGAACGGCATCCAAAACCTTGTCCGCCATGATTTACGGTAATTTTGCCGATCTACTGATTGGTTGGTGGGGTGGTTTGGACGTGAAAGCCGATCCTTACACGATGTTGGATACCGACGAGGTACGTATAGTGGCTCGTGCATTTCACGATATTGCCGTGAGAAGAAAAGAGAGTTTTGCCGCTATTAAAGACATTATCGCCTGATGAAGTGTTTGTTTTTAAGATCGGTTAAGGGTTACGCCTACTTTGCCGGGGATGTTGGAGAACTCCCCGACGAAGAGGCTGCTGACTTGGTGAAAAAAGGTTTTGTAACCTTGTATCAAGGAGAGGATGAAAATACTTTGCCCGAGGGAATGCCAGCCCGGAAAATTCTTTTCGAGAATGGTTTTCGAACCGTGGAAGACGTGAAGAACGCCAAGGAAGCACTGGAAGAGATCAAGGGTATCGGCAAGAAAATGGCTGTAACGATAATAGAATATTGCGATAGTTATGAAGGTTGAATGTTTGGAACCGGGAGTTTCCCCCGTGACGCTGGATGAAGCGAAAAAACATCTTCGTGTAACCGGGGATGAATTTGACGATAGCATTTTGGGGATGGTCGAGGCGGCAACGTCTACGGCTGAAAATATTACCGGGTTGAAATTTCGGAAGGGTACTTATAAAGTGACTTCGGAATATCTCCGGGTGATACGTACTGAACTAATGCCGATCCTGTCGGCGGAGGTTCGCGTGGACGGAAAGATCGTCGAGGGTGTGGACGTGGAGGGAAGTAGAATTATATTACCCGACATGAAAGGCGAAACGGTGGAAATTACCATCCAAACGGGATACAAAATATTGCCTTACGATATTCGTGCGGCTATCTTGTTAATGGCTGGAAAGTTATTTGACAACCCGTCGGATAGCGTTGAAAATTTACCTAAAGCATCTACAAACCTGTTAAAGCATTACCGGAGATGGGAGCGATAAACTGTGGTGAATTTACCGAGATGGTTACTTTCAAACGACTTGAAAGGACTCGTACAGGCACGGGAGCGGTAGACAAGAAGTACGTGGAAGCTGGGAAGGCATACGTTAAAATGGAGTACAAGACGATCGGCGAGGGTGCGGATGATACCAAGATTGCTTTGGCGAGCGTTATCGAGTTGACAACGTACATTTTAGCCGGGGTTGATAACACGTACCGGGTTGTTGTTAAAGGAAAGGAGTACGAGATTCTATCAGTGGTAGAGGTGAAACGACGTTACATGATCATAACGGCTAAATTGCTATGAAAGTAGAGGGAGAAGAGGAAGTGAAAAGAGTTTTTACCCGGATGATAAAAGATTACCCGACGAGGGTTGTCGCCGCCGGGATAAGAAAAGCCATGAAGCCGTTTACCGATCGATCAAAGGCGTTAAACCCGACGTTCGGACACTTGTACAAGGTTAAAGTGTTGAACAAGAAACGTAACATACCCGTGATAGTTGCCGGGGCATGGAAAGGTAAGAAAGGAGGTGGTAATGGGAAGAATTAGGAAAGGACAAACGAGGCGGACGCCTGTTAGGAGCAAGGGGGATAATTATATTTCCGAGTGGCAGAGAAATATTTGGGTGGAGTACGGGACGTTATCGAACCGGGCAAGAAGTCACAAGTTTAAATCTGCACGTCGAGAGAAGTCCCGACATTGGAAAGGTGGTATAAAACCCGCCTTAGCGGCAGAGAAAGCGTGGAATGAAACTCAATCTACTGTTATAGCGAATATTCCCAAGGAAGTAAAAAAGTCAGCGGAAAAGTACGACAAAAAGAAGTAACATGGGATTAGGTAATAGAATAAACGAGGTTTTGCATGGATTCGTGGACGTGTACCCGGAGATTGCCGATTTCGAGGATCAAGAAAATATCCCGTTACCTTTTGCTATCTATAAAATGAAACAAGAGGGAACGAAGACCAAGGATTCTAGTAGTTTCGGGAATTACTCGGTGAGCGTTTTACTGGTTTGCGAGGGATATGACGAGAGTCTTGTTATGACGGGTAAGGTCAGGGAGGCTTTATTATCTCTACAGGACAGGAACACGAACGTTACTTTTATCTCTTCCTCGGTAGACTTTGACGATGACGATAGGGCATACGTCACTGAAATAAATTTTACAATTAAAACATATTGAAATGAGTCAAATTAATGGTTATAACATCGTGTTCAAGGCGGGAGGCAAACTACTTGCCGGTACAACATCGAATACATTTAATATCACCCCGAAGGTGAAAGAATCCTTGACAAAGGAGGATCTAGGGACAACAAACAAAACCGTAACGGGTTACGATTCGGATTTCTCTGTCGAGGGAGTGATGGAATTGAACGAGGCGGAGCAAAAAGCGACTCGCTTGGATCGTGAAGATATTATCGACATGGTATTAGCCGGGGAACCGCTTGATTTTGTTTACGGTGACTTAGCGGAGGGAAGCACGAGAAGAAAAGGGAAGATGATTATTACCGCTTATTCTGAAAGCACTAACGCTGACGGTGAGGCGACCTATTCCCTGTCTTGCGCGTCTACGAGTAAACTTGAAAAAGAAACACCCGCGAGCGCATGAAAGAGACGATAACGATTAACGGGAAAGAATACCGGGTAGCGGTGAACTGGAACGCTATCCGGGACTATTGCCAACGAAAAGGGATAAAGGACTTGACCCAGATTGATAGTGTTCTATCCTTTAACATCGATGGAATGTTGACGATGGCGCATTGCTGTATTAAAGAAGGGGAAAGGTTGGAGGGGCGGCAGCTTGAAGAGACAGAAGAAGACTTGGGAGCAATGATGGCGCCGATGGAAATGACAGAGTTCGCGAAGTCTTACGTTAGGCAGGCAACGACCGGGATTGCCGTGGAAAGTACGGCAAAAAAAAAGCGGTGAGCGTAACGCTTGACGAGTATCTCGGGATCGCTCTTGGAATGTTGGGAATGGGTAGCGTGGAGTTTTGGGAAATGATTTTGCGTGATTTCTTCTTGAAACTCCACTACTTCAACAGGATGAAGCAACAAGATTATCAAGCGACCGCCGAATTGATACGCTTGCAGACGCTAACACTGGTAAACATTCAACTGGCATCAAAGGACAAGATAAAAGACCCGAAAAAACTTTGGCGTTTCCCGTGGGATGAAGAAGAAACGGAAAGAATAGATGATGATATTTCTAACGCGTTAAAATTGAGTAAACTGTTATGAGTGTAATATCGAGGTTAAAAGTATGGTTGACGGCTGACACGAAAGAATTTTCGGATCGGTTGAACAAGGGGAAAAAAGAGGTATCCGGTTTTTCTTCGGCGATGAAAAAGGTCGGGGGCGTTATTGCCGGGGCTTTCGCTCTTTCCTCGATAAAATCATTTTTGACGGAATGCCAGAACTTGTGGAAGGTTCAAGAAAAAGCTGAAAACAAGCTTGAATCTGTAATTAAGGCAACAGGTGGGGCGGCGGAATTGACCGCCGACCAGATGAAAAAATACGCTTCATCCCTGCAAGACGTAACAACCTACGGGGACGAGGTAACGATTGACGCGATGTCGATCATGGCAACGTTTAAGTCTATTAAGGGAGACGTGTTCAAGGAGGCTATAAAATCGGCACAGGACATGGCTTACGTGATGAACACGGACTTGAATCAAGCCGCTTTACAACTAGGTAAAGCGTTAGAGTCTCCTGAACTTGGCTTAAATGCGTTGAGACGGTCGGGAGTTTCTTTCTCGACGGAACAAATAGCGCAAATAAAGAAACTTGTGGCGGAAGGCAAGAAGCAAGAGGCACAGCTTATAATGCTTAAGGAGTTACAAACGGAGTTTGGAGGTGCCGCCGCGAATGCCGCTAACACGGCAACGGGAGCGACCGTGCAACTCTCGAACGCGTGGGGGGATTTGAAAGAAACGGTGGGAAAGGCTGTAACTCCTAGTATTGAAGCCATAAAATATTTGACAAAAGTGATACAAGCAAACAACGCTGTTATCGCTGATGAATCTATACCCACGTGGAAAAAATGGCTTGGTTATCTCGTCCCCGGGTTGAATAGACAAAACAGGATGCAAGCAGAAGAGGGTATTTACTTGAAAGAAATAAATGATAAAGAAATCAAGAACCTGAAATTGTATTCCTTGTCTCTTGAAGAGTTGAATGAAGCATTTTTGAAATGGAATAAAATAAATATAGATAGTAATTTTGATTATAATGAAACACTCGCGGCAATCGTTGAAGAAACGAGGTTACGCAAATCGGGTGTGGCTGCAATGACTGAACAGCAGAAAAAAGAAAAAGAGATTCAAGCTATGTCAGAGAAATCAATACAAGATATTGATGATAAGATAAATGCTTATAATGAATTGTACACGATAATTGATAAAAATGACAAAGTTTTTGCCGATTCGATAAAGAAAGAGATCGCTAGTTTACAGCAAGCTAAAGAGCAAATAAAGGCTTTGACAGTGGATGAAATCGCTAAAATGTCCGAGAATACATCCAAAGCAATAAGTGATAAAATAAAATCCTATCAGGGGCTTTTGAGTGCCGTTGAAATGACGGATCAAGCGAGTGCGATAGCCTATACCCGTGAAATAAACAGGTTGGAAACCCTGATAGCGAAAAACAAAGAACTTGTAAACGCTAAACTTCGGCAGGAGGTTGATGTTCCTGTTATTAAAGCACAACCATCTCTTGGTGTAGAAGGGGCATTGATAGATAATACGCCGTATTTGGCAGCTTTTCAGAAAATTATAGATCTCCCTAAAATATTGAAACCCGCAACCGGGGAATTGAGAAATCTTCAAGGAGAAATGTTAGATATTTCTAACGAGATAAGTGGTGCGTTTGCAAACATGGCAGTGGGAGTTGGAGAAAGTATAGGAGAATTGATCGCGGGTGGAGGGGGTATGGCGGGGTTCACGAAACTTGTCGGGGGAGCTTTTGCGGATATGGCGATACAAGTGGGAAGAATAGCAATTGGAGTTGGGATGGCAACAGAAGCGATAAAGGCTTCCTTGGTGAAATTAGGGGGATTAGGGGCAATTGCTGCAGGAGTCGCTTTGGTTGCTCTTGGAACTGCCGCAAAATCCGCACTAAGCAGTGTCGCGAACGGTGGTGGAGGTACATTTTCTTCTAATGCATATTCTAATGAATTGGATGTCAGGACTAAATCGGGGACTCTGGACAAGGTATCGCGAAGTGTAAACGTGGAAGTGTCCGGGGAGTTTAAATTACAGGGGAATACCCTTGTAGCGGCAATAAACAAGGAAAATAGACGTAAAAATTTAACGACGTGATGGCATACAAGACTAGATACATATTACGGTTTGATTCGGAGAAGTATAACCACGATTATCGGATTCTAATAAAAGAGAAGGATTATACCGGGGAAGCTGAAGATAAGGCTCTCGGGGCGGCTCCTGTTTTACGGCGGGATGATTCCGATTCGGGAATTTCGGGAACATCTTTAGAGTTAGTTATTCAAGCGGATATTGATAGTGAGTTGACATCTCTATACACGGTTGATAACAAAAAATTCCTCGTGGAGTTATACCGGAATGACGTGTTGGTCTGGTGTGGTTATGTCTTGCCGGAAAAATACTCGGAGCCTTATATTTCTGTTCCGTATGACGTTTCCGTGACCGCTTCCGACGGGTTGGGAATCCTGAAAGATATTCCGTTCGCTTTAACCGGGGAGAGAACCTTGTTCGACGTGATAAAATATTGTTGCGATCAAACGTCACTTCCACTTGATTTTGAAATTATTTCCTCTCTCCGTGAAACAAGCATGAGCGAGAGCAACGTGATGCACGTGCAAAGTATCCTTGAGTCTTCCATTTTCTCGGGCAAAACTTGCTACGAGGTACTGGAATCTTGCATGACAAGCTTGGATTCGTTCGTCACGCAGCACGAGAATAAATGGTTCGTGGTGAAATACACGGATTTGGATAAAAAAAGCCTAATCTACAGTAATGCCGGGACGAAAAAGGGCGAACGCCTGTTGGACGTGGGGACGCTTGGAGCGATAGGGGATAATTTTTATCCTGTCGGGAATTTAGAGAAGGATATATTACCCGCTTACAAGAGCACGAAATTGTCATACGATTACGGGAAAAAATCATCTTTTCTCTCGAATTACGATTTTTCGAGTGAATTGAATAACTGGGAATACACGACGTTGCAAAGCCCCACTCGTGTTAAACATTTCACTCACGACGGAATGGGATTCGTTCGGATTCTCGGGAGGTCGGCAAACGGGGGAACGGCAGAGGAACCGAATTATATACGCCAGACGATAGACGTGGAGAAAACCAACTCGTCATCGACTTTTATAATCTCTCATGCCATGGGGAAAGGATTCGCGGAGGGCAACGGAGAATTTAACGTGCATATAAAACTGGCTTGTGGTTCAAAGACGCACTATTTAACCAAGTCCGGCTGGAGAACAACAAGCGAAGATATAGTGGTGTCATCGGCGTATCAATCGCAACATCTCGGTGATGGTGATATGTCGTGGGTTGATAGTTACACCGAGTTCAAGATTCTGGCAAATGGTTTCCCGGATAGTGGCAAGCTAACCATTCAAATTTCGAATCCTGTCGTGACCACTCAATACAGGTTGTATATAAATAAGGTAGTGGTGACGAATGACGTGACCACGGGAATTGATGTTGATGTGAATTTGAACACCAACGCTTCAACTTCTTACGCGTCGATGGATATCGCTTTCGGGGATACGCCAATCGTCGCTAATGCCAAAAAGTTGTTTAACGGTATTCTTTGGGGTAATGGCGGTTTTACGCGAACATGGACGAACGGGAACAAGACAGACTCTTACCTGTACACGATTTTGAAATGCGTGTGTAGCCGGATCGGTTTTCCCCGGCAACAGCTTTCCGGAATTATCCAAGGAGAGAATTTGCAAACGTTCATGTTGACGAGGGATAAATACAGTAACTTGCTATTTCACGTGAAAGAAGCGTCCCTAAATTTGTTGACAGACGAGATGGATTGTACTTTAGAGCAGTTTATGCCTTATAGCGAACTGTCCGGGGAAACATCCGAATCGGCTAGAGCGACAGGAAACAGTAGCGAGTACCGTAGTAGCGGGGATAACGAGGTACGTGTTTACCAGAGCGGATCGGGAGTCCCGATGCGAATAAAAGACCTTTCACCTACCGAATTGCAACCGGATAGCGTTATAGAGGTTGATCGCAATAACGCCCAAAAATCCGGCAAAGCGACTTTGCAGAAACTGTTAGAATTTATTCTATCAACCGGGGACGTGTGGACGGAAGAGGAATTGCAAGTCGTCGGGGGGTATATCTTGTATCTTGGCGATAAGATCAAGGCGGGTGATTCTGACTTGTGGTCTGGTCATCATTTTTCAGACTATTTGAATCAATTTTTGCTCACGACAAGCGATGTTGAATTCAAGAGTGTTTTAACAAAAATCTTGACCACGAACGAAATCACGACTCCGGATTTTGTTTCTGGACTTCTAGGTAGTGGAGCAAGGTTGAAAGATAATCATCTTGAACTTGACGAGATAACCGTTCGCAAGCGGATGAACGTGTTTCAGCTCGTTATACAGAAAGTGATGCATCAAGGTGGTATATTAATACTTTCTCCCGGTGGAACCGAGATAACGAGCGTGGTAGATGGTGGAACTTACTATAAATGCACGTTTGACACGAAAAATGGAAAGTTGAAGCAGCCGTTTGTCGTGGATGATCAACTTCTTTGTCAATCTTTTGATGAAGGGAACACGAGGCGTTACTGGCGTAGAATAACCTCTGTTGGCGAGGATTATTTTAATCTATCTAAAACAGATTGCGAGGAGAATTCAGCCATCCCGACTGTGGGAGACGAGGTCGTCGTTCTCGGGAATAGAACGGATGTTTCCCGGCAAAACGCGTTGATACTGCAAGCCGTGGGGGATGATGCTCCCTACATGGACACGTACGATGACATAAATTCTTTTTCTCTTGACGGTAAACTATGCACGAGAGAGGGTAATCTCTCCGGGATCGTTGATGAAGTATTCGGGCAACTTGGCGGGACAGGGTTATACGCGAAACGTGTTTACCTACGAGGAAAATTTGCTCTTGATACTGGCGACGAGATTGGTGAAAAACTAGATAATCTAGAGGATAATTTAGTAACTGTTTCCGGTCGTCAGGACACGCAAGAGGGAAACATAACAGAGATCCGGACAAAAGTCGAAGCATTACCTGGCCAAATCACTCAAGAGGTATCGGGAGTTATAGATTGGACGAAAAAAGAAATTAACACGGCTATCGCGGAAACGATTACAAGTATCGTGGAAGAATATTATCTTTCTAACTCGGCAACCTCGTTAATCGGGGGGAGTTGGGTATCAACATCTCCAGCTTGGGTTGATGGTAAGTTCACTTGGAAACGATCCTTGATAACTTATGCTGATAACACGATAACCACAACTTCTCCCGTATGCGTGACAGGTGCAACCGGGGCGACGGGTCCTAAGGGTGATACAGGTCCTACCGGATCACAAGGTATTCCTGGAACGTCACAGTATTTCCACGTGAAGTACTCGGCTAACAGCAACGGGAACCCGATGACTGATATCCCGAACACTTATATCGGTACGTCAGTCACGAGTAGCGCTACTGCCCCGACAACTTACACTTCGTATAAATGGGTTCAGTTGAAAGGGGCACAAGGAGCTAAAGGAGATCAGGGAATAAAGGGAGCGCCGGGAGCAAACGGTGTTAGTTCCTACCTGCACATCAAGTACTCTGATAACGGAACGACGTTTACCGCTAACGGGGGAGAAACACCCGGAGCATACATCGGTCAGTACGTTGACACGATGGTGGCAGATAGTACCACCTTCTCGAAGTACACGTGGACGAAGGTGAAAGGGGATGCGGGAGCTAAAGGTGACAAGGGAGCAACCGGGGCAACGGGAGCGGCAGGTAAAGGCGTGAAATCGACAGTCGTGACTTATCAGGCGTCTACTAGTGGAACGACTGTACCGACCGGAACATGGGGCTCGTCAATACCCTCGGTGGCTGCTAATAGCTATCTTTGGACGAGAACCATAATCACCTATACTGATAACGCTACTAGCACGTCCTATGCTATCGGTAAAATGGGAGCAACCGGGGCAACGGGAGCGACAGGCAAAGGCGTGAAATCGACAGCCGTGACTTACCAGTCATCTACTAGCGGAACAATGATCCCTGCCGGAACGTGGGGTTCCACGATACCTTCTGTAGCCGCTAATAGTTATCTTTGGACGAGGACAATTATCACTTACACGGATAACACGACAAGCACGTCGTATTCCATAGGTAAAATGGGAGCGACTGGAGCTACCGGGTCGAAAGGAGACACGGGAGCGCAAGGAATCCCGGGAGAGTCATTGCACGGGAAGATGCTCAATCGTGATCCGGAATTTCGTAAGGGAAATAACGGGGTATCCATGTACAATAATACCAGTGGTGGTAACGTCACGGTCACGAGGATCGCCCGTCCTTCTGATTGCCCGACAACCTCGGGATATTGCTTGAAGATCAAGACGGCGGGAGCCGCTTCTCCTGGGTGTGGAGGTTTTGTCTTGTCAATACAATCCCGGGCTAACGCCGTGTTTATACAAAAAATTATAGCGAAAATACCTGTTGGTTACACGATAACTAACGCTTCAAATAGCATGGGAACCGGTTACACGGACACTTGGTTGACATCCCGTGCCGGCACGGGTAAGTATGAAACGTATCTTCGTAAAGTTGTTTGCGGGGCAACTGGCTCGTTTAGTAGCTGGGGACACGTTTACCTTTCTGGTTCACCCACGCCGACGGCATCTGCCCCCCTAGAATGGTATCTCGCGTATTGTACTGTTTTTGATCAAACGCAGGACGAGGGAATTGATAATTTACTTGCTATCGCTAAATCGGAACTTGTAACGGGAATAAATCAGAATACCTTGGGTATCACGTTATACGCCAAGCAAACCGATTTTAACGCTTTGGGAACCAGGGTCAGTACTACCGAGGCAACGATAAAGACGCAAGCGAGCAATATAGAGTTAAAAGTGTCGAAGAATGGTGTCGTGGCTGCAATCAACGCTTCTCCAGAGACCGTGAAGATATCAGCAGCTAAAATAGACCTCGTGGGTAAAGTCACGTTCTCGATGCTTGACACGAACGCTCAAAGCACGGTAAACGGCAAGATAACTTCCGTTCAAGCGACGACTATCGCCACCACGCAGGTAAACACGTTAAAAAACAGTCTAGGTTCTCTAGCTTATTTAAGCAAGGTCGAACAAGCACAACTAGGCACAACCGTTATCCAAGGTGGGCATATTAAAACCGATTTAATTGATGTTGATAGCATTTTTGCTAGAAATATCGTGTTTAGCGGTAGTCTGACTTCAAACGACTATAACACGACGGTAAGTGGATCAGGAACAAGTGCGGTCGTGACAACCGTGGGCTCACGGTATAGTAAAAGCGGTTTTGTTGTTTCCAGCGGTGGCGGGACGGGAATTCTCCCCCCTAGTAGCGGGGTAACACAGGTTGCCAAGATCGAGGCTATAGGTAATCAAGCCTTAATTGTCGGTCTTGAGATAGTGGTTAAAGACACGTATTCATCGGCATATCTTCACGAGCAGAATGCCTTAATAGTTGAAGCCCGAACCGTTTATTCGAGTCCCCAGACCCGCCCTCGTTCAATTTATTCAAGAGCGGGTGATGTCATTATAGAAAATGGAAACGTGAGGATCGTGAATGGTGGTTTCGGGGGAATGGTTCGATCTTTCTCTCTCTCGGGTGCTTCGGCGACTATAGATAGTAATTTTTTGACCGGGTCAATAAATAGCGCGACCTCTGGAATGGTTGTAAAAATTAAACCAGGATTCGAGGGGCAGCGCCTCGCCTTGTTAAATTATTCGGGGGTAAGTTTCTCGATATATCGTAATGATAGAAACAGCTTGTCGACCAAAATACCAAGTGAATCATCCGCGTTACTGTATTACACGGACAAAACTTGGTTACCCGTTCAAGTTGGGAATCTATATTACACTTGATTATAATTAAAAGTAGAATTTTATGAAAACAGAATCTTTTATTAAAACGAACATTGAAACCACCGTGCAAGGCACAAGCGTGGTAGTGACGACAGAGTATAAACAAGGGAAGACTCCCGTCGTTTATAATTGTAATATTTCGGGGCAGGTAGAGCCAATGCAAGAAGGTGATCCCGTGAAATGGTTTAACGTGAGCTGCGAGTTAAACACGGAATCCCGTGAAGTACAGGTCAGTACTTCTGGTAGTGTTCCGGTAGGTTTTCTCGCGGCATTGGAGACAGAGATGCTCAAGGCACACGAGTACTTGATGTCAGAATTAAACGAGAACGCTTAATTATGAAATTCAAGTTTGATATTAAAAAGGTTGACATCGTTAATTTGAACGGTGTTGACCTGAAAGAAAATTTCGAGGAGCAATACGAAGTGAGTTTCGAGAAAGTAGTCGGAAATCTCGTTTTCGAACAAGCAAGTGATATTGATTTAACCGATAAGGCGAGAGAGATACACCGGGGGAACGAGGTGGAGTTTACCGAGCGAGAAAAGGGAATGTTCGAGGAATGTATAAAGGGGAAATATATTCCTTTTATCGAGAGGCAGATACTGGGACAGGTGATCGAGATAAAAGAATGAGTGCTTTGACCGCGTATTTGAAACAAGAAGAGAGTTTAAATAGGAATTTAAAATAGTGATCATGACTGATGACAAGGAGTTGAGGTTTATTTATTTTATCATGTCCCATACCGTTGAAGCTAACAACGGTAGGAGGCAATTCGTGTGGCCGATAGTACCCTCTCCCGAAATGGGACAGGAATTTCGCGAGCGAATAGAACGAGAACATGGCGAGATTAAGGCATGGATGAAGACTAACCGGGATAAAGTTTATTTGGCAGAGCATGGTTTTTATTTGAAGAATATAAACCGTTGTTGTTGGCTATATAAATGTGATAGTCACAAGAAATATGCTTTATCAGCATGTTATGGAGAGGGAAAACATCCAAGTTGTTATGTGGGTCCAGGGGATACGGGAGAGATAGACAAGGAGAAGTGAGTCAAGGATTGATTCACATAGATCGCGATTTGAAACAAAATAACCGGAGAACTAGAATAGCGTTAATGCTTATTTTAATTTCCCGGTTAAAACTAAAATAAGAAAAGGAGTGTGTAATGAATGATTTTTTATCCGTGTTAGGGGCGTTAGGTGGATTTAAGGCTATCGAGTGGATCGTAACTTTTCTCGTGAACCGGAAAACGAACGCGAGGAAGGAGGATGCTTCGGCGGACTCGATGGAGATACAAAACCTCCTGAACATTATCAACAGTTTGACACAGCAGCTCGAGCGGTCGGATAACCGGACGAAAGAACGGGATGCGAAGGTTGATTACGTGTACGGGGAGTTGAGAAGAGAGCAGGCGGAGCATCTTGATACGGTAAACAGGTTGCATTCCTCGGAACTGGCGAATAAATTGGCAGAGGTGAAGAGGTGTGACGTGAGGAAATGCCCCGATAGACAACCGCCGGGAGAATTTTAAATTATAGAATTATGATAGTAAGCAAGTATTTTAAAGAGGACGAATTTAGTCGTTGTTCTCCTGCCTGCAGTTTGCAGGACATGAAGCAAACGACCATGAGTAAACTGGATACGGCAAGAGAGATAGCGGGAATACCTTTTGTTCTAACCTCGGCTTTCCGGAGTTCAGAACACGACAGAAGCAAGGGGCGAAGCGGAACCGGGGCGCATACACTCGGAAGAGCGGTAGACATTCGATGTAACACGTCGAGGAATCGGTTCTTGGTTGTAAATGCTTTGTTGAAAGCTGGGTTCAAGCGAGTCGGAATAGCGAAGACATTCGTTCACGCGGATGATTCAGAGGTACATAATTCGGAAGTTATTTGGCTGTATTAAAAACCGGGAGAAAGGCTCCTTACCTCTTTCTCCCGGTAGTATCATGGCTGATTCTAAATCCGTTTCGCTAAGGTATAAAAATAAATTTAAAAAACAAAATGAAGAAGTTGCTTCTATTATGTTGTGTGGCTTGTTTGGCGCTCGGATTCTTTCTCGGGCGTGGAACAACAGAAGAAATAATAATCGAAAAGAATGTACCGGGTAAAACGATCAGGGACACGATAACTAATATTGTCGCCGATACGGTCTATCAAGAAAGCGAGATTCAATATAAACTTGTGTATAAAACAGACACGATTTATAAAGACGTACCCGTGATTGATCGGGAGGAAAGTATCGCAGAAACGGTTAGGGATTGGAACCGGACGAGAGAATACAATAGACTACTTTTCGACAACGAATCCGGCAAACTGTCGCTCACTCTCTCCGTGCAGTACAATGAACTGCAAAAGCTGTCTTATGCTTTTACTCCTATGCGTAAAGAAACCACGATAGTAAAGAAAAGGGTATTTGTACCCTTCATTTCAGCCTCTTTTCACACGAATAACACGTTTTCGGCAGGAGGTGGGTTCTTCTATTATAACCTAGGATTCAGGGCAGAATGGGCGTCTAATGGCTTAAATTTCGGAATAATGTATAAGTTCTAGGTATATGACTTTTGTCGAGAAGATGTATGCCTAGAACTTTAGAAATAATTTTCTTGTAAAGAATAAATTATGCTTGATGGTTGATGTAATCTCGACCTTTTTGTGTAAGATAGATATTGACATCACCATAAAGTATAATTTTGAATATCAATCCTAAATGTATTAGTTTTTTACAAGTAGGAATAAGTAACGCTATTTCATCAGACGTAAAATACTCTGATAAACAATAATTCCCGTTGATAGCTTGTTTTAGTAATTCATTTTCAAACTGAGTTGTCATTTTTTTCATTTTTTTCATTTTACAAAAAAAAGCCCAGGATACCTTTGGGGTATTCTGGGCTTCAAGAGCCTCTTTGCTCATATATCAATGCAAATATAGCAAAACTATTTTAGAATTAATCTAGATTGTGAAAATTTTTTATTGGAATACAACATTCAATTAGGGGCGAAGTTGAAAGAGGCTTATGGTCTATTGGGGGAATTTAGTTTGTCCTTTGTGTAGGGAAAAAGTTTGCATATTGTTTGCAAATGAGTTCGTTGTTGTATGTAAATATGTAGTTGTTAGTATGTTGCGGTGTGTTTGACTTAGCTTTGGGAGCAGAGGGTCGCAGGTTCGAATCCTGTCACCCCGACGGAGAATCAGACAGTTACGAAAGTAGCTGTTTTTTTATTGCCTTGATTTTTGGGCGAAATGGGTGGTTCCCGTCAACCATAACGTCAACCGATGAGATAATATGTCCTCTGCATAGGTGAATTCGGTGATAATGGGAAAATCTTCCAGCTCAAGTGTGCTGTTTCATTTCGAATCGCGCACGCATCGGATTGGTCCTGCTACTGATTTTACATAGTAGAAATAGAATTGATATTCGAATATATGGAACAGGCTATGATCCTTATGGATATGTAAAATATTCACTCGGTTATCCGTGTCCGTGGTTGCATTATGATAGTTTCCGCAACTATTTGAACGAATGCCTCCTCCATCACCTACACGTGTTCCCTGTACCGGAAAATAAGATGTCGGACCGTCTTTCCATTGCTGCATATACATATTCATTCCATATCCGTCTGGAAACTTGTCGTCATAATTGATATCACTCATAGATCCCGGATTGAGTCCTGTATTTGTAAATTCGAGCCACAATTCACCCGAGGCAACCCTCCAGCCCGTGGGGCAGGGGTCGAAAATGGATTTTTCCGTTCCGTAGTTATCGTATATGTGTACATTATTGTTTTGGTTAATCGTGTAGCCCTTCATTCCCTCGGAGGCTGGTTCCAGTCCACCCCAAAGTTTATTGTCGCTTTCTCCTACCGGACACCAGTCTCCATTATTGAAATAGCTACTCTTTGTTTGTACATAAGATTCACCTCGTTTCACCTCGTTTGTTCCACAGATGAAAACCGTGGGGTTGGCTATGGCGTGTCTGATGGCTCCGGTTAGGGTATTTCCAATCACCGAATGGAACAGCTTGTTTTCATCGATATCGGATGTCTTGTGCACTTCAAGCTGGTTGGAGCTGTCATAGTGTATATCTGTATGTTCGTCATTATAATCCTGATATGCATTTGTAATATTGCGTAAAGGAGGGAACGGATCTTTTCGTCCCCATTGATACAACATACCGAAAGCCTGCGTCATTTCATTCGGATACCGATAAAGACCATTTCCTGTACCTTTTTGATTCTCCGCCAGCGCACCGAGGTTGCATGGCATAACGGCATAGCCTTGAACGCGTGGCTTCTCGGGATATATGCCGTTCTTGTCCCAATCGTATGTGTAATAAGTAACGGCTTTGCCGAGATTGTCCGGTTCATGGTCAGTAACCCAGATGTGCCAAGACCATATAATGTTTCCCTTGCTATTGTAAGCACCGATCAAGGCATTACCTTTCTTTTGCGTTCTAACATAGATTTTCTGATGAATGTCGCCTGTATTTTCACCGAGTTGAACCAACGTTCCATTCGTATTATTACCAATGCAGTCTTTGGTTT